ATGTGTGGTATGTCGAACACGGGACTGATTCGTGACGCTTTGCTTGCGGGAGACGGAGTGGTGCGGCTGGCGCCTTGCTGGGTGCCGCGCGCGTTCTTGATGCCCGGCGGGCGGCTGAAGCTGGATCCGCGCGACCTGTACGCGCTGGGAGCGCACCGGGGCGGGATTGACGAGCGCTGGTTTGCGTCCACGACGAATGCGGACAACGGTCCGGGCACGCCGTGGGACGAAGGATTGAGTTATCTGGACATTGACGGCAAGCGGGTGTTGTTCAAGGAAGCGATCGAGGAATTGGGGGACGAGTTTCTGGGCAAGGAGGTGATGAGGGAGCAAGGGGGCTGGAACCTGCTGTGCAAGTTTTTCGACAATTTGGGGCCGATCCCGCATCACATGCATCAACGGGACGAGCATGCGGCGCGAGTCGGGAGGAAAGGGAAGCCCGAGGCATATTATTTTCCGCCGCAGTACAACATCAAGGAGAATAACTTTCCCTACACGTTCATGGGGTTGAACCCGGGCACGACGAAAGAGGATGTAAAGAGATGCCTGGAGCGGTGGAACGAGGGTGACAACGGGATTCTTTACTATTCGAGGGCGTACAAGCTGGAGGTGGGCACCGGGTGGCAGATTGACGCAGGGATTCTGCATGCTCCGGGTTCGTTGGTGACATATGAGCCGCAGGTAAATTCGGACGTGTTCGCGATGTTTCAGTCCATGGTGGAGGGGAGGCCGGTGCCGCGGGAGTTACTGGTGAAAGATGTTCCGCCGGAGCACCACAACGATCTCGACTATATTGTGGGGATGCTGGACTGGGAGGCGAACGTAGATCCGGAGTTCGAGAAGAAGCGGAAGATCCGGCCGAAGCCGGTGCGGGACCCGCGCGAGATGGCAGAGGAGGGGTACGAAGAAAGGTGGGTGGTGTACGGGACACGACATTACTCAGCGAAGGAGCTGAGGGTATTCCCGGGGCGGTCGGTGGTGATTCGGGATGCGGCCGCTTATGGCTTGATTGTGGTTCAAGGATACGGGACGGTAGGGAAGCTGGAGGTGGAGACGCCGACGCTGATCCGGTATGGTCAGATGACGAAGGATGAGTTATTCGTGACGGCGGAGGCGGCGCGAAACGGAGTACGAGTAACCAATCGCAGCGGGACGGAAGACCTTGTGATGCTCAAGCATTTCGGGCCAGGAAATCCGGACGCGGAACATCTGGTGGCGAAGGGCTAAGAGGCCCAGGAAAGCAGGGCTTGGCGGATCGCAAGGACGTGCGAGGGCGGTGTGTCGTAGGCGACGATCCCGCAGCCAAGCAAGAGGCCCGGGAAATGGCCGGCGCGTTGCAGGAGGGAGAGCGTAGCTTCCCGGATGGCCTGAGGGGGACCGGAGTGGACGAGTCGCGCGTCCACATTGACGCGGAAGGGGAGGCCGGCGCGGGAACAGTGGAGCAGGAAGGCGTCCAAGTTAGCTGGGGCGTCGCAGAGTAACTGGGTAGCGCCGGAGGCGATCAAGGAATCGAGCAGCGGGGTGGTGTTCCCTCCGATGATGAGGGGCAGGAAGCGGCCGCCGGCAGATTTGAGAGAGGGGAAGAGGTAGTCGCGGTAGACGGGCAGGAGGAGTTCACGGAAGAGGCGAGGGGAAAGCAAGGGTGGGGCGGCGCGGGAGTCGAAGATAATCGGTTGTGCGCCGCGTTGCAAGAAGGCGGTTGCGTAGAGTTCGGTGACGCGGGCTGAGAGGGCGAGGAGGCGTCGGACGAAATCGGGCTGTTCGATGCAGGCCATGAGGAGGGGTTCGGGGCCGAGGAGCGCGGAAGCGAGCGAAAAGGGTCCGGTGACAGCGCCGCGAACGATCAAGGAATCGCGGTAGCGGCGGGCGAGGGCGCCTGCGACCGAGAGGAACAGGGGCATGCGTCCGTCGCATTCGGGGTCGGGCAAGGAAAGTTTGTCGAGGTCTTCGGGGCGATGGAGGGGAGGTTCGGCGAGGGTGGGGACCGATGAATCGTCGAACCAGATGACCCTGGCGCCGAGGGCTTCAGCCTCCACGTTGTAGACGTCCACACCCACGACAAGCATATCGGGGTCGTAGACTGCAAGCTCACGCTCCAGCGCGGCCTCCAGGAGTTCCGCCGAGCGGCAAATTTCGGAGGGGGTGCGAGAGATCAGGCGGGCTTTGTGTTCGTAAATCGCGGGTACAAAAGGTGGTCTGTCGTGGGGGAGCAGACGGTGAGTAAGTTCGACGCGCCGGCGTTTGGTGAGAGAGTCCACGGGATCAGGATACCAGGCGAGAGGCTCGGGTATGGTTCACAGACCGCCAGGGGAGGAATGAGTCGAATTTTCAGTCGCATAGGCGCGGAAGGGGGACGGTGGTGGGCGGCAGCGTGATAGGTTCAGGCTGGAGCGAAGGATCTCGGGTGGACCGGCAAGGGACACCAAGAGGTCGGCAAGGTCGGGAGCAAGGAGCTGGAAGGAGGCAGCGAGAGCTAGCGCATGGGAGGGAAGAAAATCTTGAGTCCGGAAAGCGGGGAAGTGACGAGGGGAGGTCGCAGGGGCGGGCGGCGCCGGAAGAAAGACAAAGCGGCGCTGGTGGAGCAGGTTATCGAGAACCTGGAGAAGCGGCTCAAGAATGACGAATTGAAGGCGACGGTGGGGGATTTGATCCGACTGGTGCAACTTGAGAAAGAACTGGAGCAAGAGCGACCCAGGGAGATCAAAGTTACATGGGTGGAACCCGAGCAGGGGAATGGCTGAGAAAAATCGAGTATGTTCCCTTGCCGTCGCAGGCGCGCTTTCACCGATCCACGGCGCGGTTCAAGGGGTTCTCCGGGCCGATCGGCTCGGGCAAGAGCCAGGCGCTGTGTCAGGAAGCGATCAAGCTGAGTTACTTGAATCCGGGACGGACAGGTCTGCTGGGGGCACCAACCTATCCGATGCTGCGGGATGCGACCCAGGCGACGCTGCTCGAAATCCTGACGCGGAATCAGATCCCGTACGAGCTCAACAAAGCGGAGAACGTGCTGACGTTCAAGGATACGGGATCGAGGGTGTTGTTCCGGGCGGTAGAGGAGTTCGAGCGCCTGCGGGGAACGAATCTGGCGTGGTTCGGCTTGGACGAGCTTACGTATACGCAGGAAGAGGCCTGGGTGATCCTGGAGGGACGGTTGCGGGACCCGGAGGCGAAGCGTCTGTGCGGTTTTGCGGTATGGACGCCGAAGGGTTACGACTGGGTGTATCGGCGCTTTTTGGCGGATCGGGTGGAAGGGTACGAAGTGATCATAGCGTCACCCTTCGAGAACCGGTATCTGCTGGCACGGGTACCTGATTTTTATGAGAGGTTAAAGCGGAGTTACGATCCGAAGTTCTACCGCCAGGAGGTTCTGGGCGAGTACCTGGACATTCACGGAAGCCTGGTTTACTGGGCTTTCCGCCGTTCCGAACATGTCCAAGCATGCGGGTTGCGGAGCGATCTGCCGCTTTTGTGGGCTCTGGATTTCAACGTGGATCCGATGTGTTCTATCGTTGCGCAGACGGACGGGGAAACGGTCTGGGTGCTGGAGGAGATTGTGCTGAGCAGGGCGACGACGGCTGAGGCCTGCGAGGAATTCCTCGCGCGTTTTCCGCAGCACCGGGCGGGTGTGGTGGTGTACGGTGACGCGTCGGGCGGGTATGGAAAGACGACCGGGGCCAGCGATTATCAAATCATTCGAGAGTGCCTACGGCGAGCGGGCTACGAAAAAGTAAGCTTCCGTGTTCCGCGAGCCAACCCGCCGGTTCGGGAGCGAGTGGGACTGGTCAATGCCAAGTTAGGGTCAGCGGCGGGGGACAAGAGGCTTTTCATAAGCCCGAGGTGCAGGGAACTCATCAAGGATCTGGAAGAAGTGACGTACAAGCCGGACAGCACCGTGATTGACAAGGAGAAGGATCCGAGGAGGACACACCTGTCGGACGCGCTGGGCTATTTGCTCTGGCAGGAGTTTCGGGCACGGGCCCCGGTAGGAGAGCGAAGCGAGCGGCTGCTTTAACGGGATGGGGAGGCTGAAGGCGATGAGAGATTTGCAGCGAGAGCATCCGGAATATGTGGCCAGGAAGACAATGTGGCAGACCTACCGGGACCTGTACGCTGGTGGGGAGCAATTCAAGAGCCGAGCCGGTCTGTATCTAATTCCGAGGCAGAAGGAGCCGATGGCCGTGTATCAGGAGCGGCTTGCGCGGGTTTTCTACGAGAATTACGTCGGCTCCATCATTGACTGGTACGCGGCCACGCTTTTCCGGCGGGAGCCGATTCTGGTTCTCGAGGGTGAGGATGCGGCGGGGAGGGAGTTTTTCAGCGTACTGGCGGAAGACTGCGACCGGCGGGGAACGGCGCTAAGCGACTTTTTCCGGCGGCTGCTAGTGGACGCTCTTGTGGTGGGGAAGGGCCTGGTGGCGGTGGACTTCCCACGGGGGGACCGGCTGCCAGGGAATCGGGCGGAAGAGGAGGCGCTGGGGCTGTCGCGGGCCTATCTGGTGAGGTATGCGGCGGAGGAGCTGATCAACTGGAGTTATGACGAGGAGGGGAATTACGAGTGGGTCGTCTTGAGGACGAGTTACCTGAGACAGGGAGAGCCGGGACGGGGCGACTGGGTTAGGGAGACTCGCTGGATCTATTACGACAAAGAGAATTACGAGATCCAAAGGGCCACCGGAGAAGGAAGCGCGGGGGAGCGCGCGGAGGTGGTCGCGGCTGGCAGGCACGGTTTGTGGGCTCTGCGGCAGGTGCCGCTTTTCGAATTGAAGGTGAGCGAGGGCCTCTGGCTGATGAACAAGGCGGCGTTGCTTCAGCTAGAGCATTTCAACAAGTCGAACGCACTTTCCTGGGCGCTGACCATGGGATTATTTGCGATGCCCGTGGTTTATTCGGAACGGGACTTCCGGCAAGTGGTTGGGGAATCGTACTACATCCAGTTGGGGCCGGAGGATCGTTTTGGGTGGACAGAGCCCGAAGGGAAAGTGTACCAGATTGCGATGGACAACCTGATCCGGCTGAAAGACGAGATTTATCGGGTGTGTTACTTGATGACGCAAGCGGGTGGAGGGTTGGCGGGGACAGTGCCGCAGTCCGGCCTGAGCAAGCAACGGGACTTCACGATTACCCAAGAGGTTCTGCGGGCGTACGGAGACGCGGTCAAGGACGCGATGAAGAGGGTGCTGAACACAATTGCGGCGGCGAGGCAAGACGGCGTGCGGGTGGGGGTCTCGGGCCTCGACGAGTTCGATATCGGGGACTTCCGCGCGGAGCTGGAGGATGCGGAGCGGCTGCTCGCTTTGGGGGCGGGTTCGAAAACTCTGAGGAAGGAGGTACTGAGGCGATTGGCGTTCAAGTATCTGTGCGACGCGCGACAGGAGGTGAAGGAGCGCATCGCACAGGAAATCGAGGAAGAGATCGAGGGAATGCAGGGCAAGTTTGGTGAAAAGGAGGTAAGGAAATGAGCGAAGAGACGAAGGGAATGGGAGAGGTGCCGGAAACCGATGAGAGGCGTGCGGTGATACGACAGGTTATCGAGGAGTTCATCAATTTGCAAAAACAGAACGCCGAGCCGGCATACAAGGCGGAGCTGATGGAGGAAAGGAGGAAGCGAGAGGAGCTGGAGCGGCGGTTAAACGAGCTGGCGGAGGAAAACCGGCGGCAGAGGCAGCTTCGCGAGGAAGCGGAAAAGGGCGCGGCGATACGTGCGGAGCTGCAACGGTTGGGCGTTTCGAAGGTGGACCTGGCGTTCAAGGTGGTAAAGGACGACATTTACCGGACCGAAGACGGGAGACTGATGGGACGTGGAGAACACGGTGAGCTGAGCCTGAGGGAGTATCTGACGCGGTTCGTGCAGGAAAACCCCGAATTTTTGCCGGCTCGCATAGGAGGGGGTTCGGGGACGGTAGAGATACCGAGAAATGCGGGCGCGGGGACGAGCTCGATCGAGCTGGAGAGAATCCGGCCGGGCATGAGCCGGGAGGAAGCGGAACGGGCCCGTGAAGAGATCGTGCGGATCGCGTCGCAATTGCTGGGCAGCCGGTGATGGTGAGAATGGCCTGGCAGAGGGGTTAGACGCGGCGTCCGAGGAAGGCGTCGCGGGGAAGGAGCAGAGAGGTAAAGATGCCTGCGATTACATCACAGAACGTAGCGAACGCGATTGTAAAGCTGGTGGCGGTGGACGCGCTGCCTGCTTTGATAGGGAACCTTGTCATGGGTAACCTAGTCAATCGCGATTACGAGCCGACCCTGGCGCAAGCCGGGGACACGGTCAACGTGCCGATCCCGCCCACGCTGGTGGCGAACAACCTGGCGGAAGGCGGGAGCGTGCAGCCACAGAATCCGAGCCTGGGGAACGCGCAGATCGTGCTGAATACCCATGCGGAGGCGACGTTCCTGGTTCCGGACGTGACGAAGGTGCTGGCGGTGCCGGACCTGCTGAAGCTGTACATGCAACCGGCGATGGCAGCGCTGGCGGAGAAGATCGAGACGGACCTGCTGAATCTGTACGCGCAACTGACGGCGAATCCGCCTGTGGGCGCGCCGGGGACGCCGATCACCGAGGCGGTGGTGGATGCGGCGGAGACGGCGCTATTCCAGGCGCGTGTGCCTGCGAACGAGCCGAAGTATCTGGTGGTGGATGCGGCGACTTACTCGCAGTTGCGGCAGATTCCGCGGTTCAGCGAGTATCAGACGGCTGGAGAGGCCGGCTTGAGGGCGTTGGTGGACGGGACGGTCGGGAAGATCAAGGACTTTTACGTGTTCCGTTCCCAATTCGTTGCGAAAACAGGCAGCTCGCCGGTAACGACGCACAACATTGCGTTTGCGCGCAACGCGTTTGCGCTGGTGATGAGGCGGTTGCCGCAGCCGTTGCCCGGGACGGGTGCGATTGCGGAATACGCAGAGCTCGGCAACTTCGGCATGCGGATCATTATGAGTTACCAGCCGAACACGCTGGCGCAGCAATTCACGGTGGACGTGCTGTACGGCGTGGCGGTGCTGAGGAACAACTTCGGTGTGCAGGTGCTTACGTAGTCGGTAGAGGAGCGGGCCGGGGGTAAGCGCCTCCGGCCCGCGGAACTTAGAGGAGGGAGACATATGGATTTGAGAGCTTATTACCGGAAGCTGCGTGAGGTGGAGGCGAGTCTTACGGAAGAGTATCCGGTTGTAGTGAGCCAGGAAACGCCGGATGGGGGAAAAGCCGGCGTGCCCAACGAGGTGCCGAGAGCAGTGGCGGCGCGGATGATCGTGGAAGGGAAAGCGCGGCTGGCGACGGAAGAGGAGGCCAGGGAGTTCCGGAAGCAGTTGGAGGAAGCGAGGGTGCGGGCGGAGCGCGCGGCTGCCGCGAGCCGCATTCAGGTGACAGTAATTCCGGAGGCCGAGCTGAAGGCTCTGCGGGGGATGCTGGAAAGGTCGAAGGGGTGAGGGAGGGGCGGATGGCCCTGTTCACAGACGGTGCAGGAAACGATTTGGAGGACCTGGTCGCTTACGATTCGACCGTGCTGGAAATGGCGCGGCAGGAAGGGATTGACCTAGGGGTCAAGCTAGACCTCGCATGGGAGGAATTGGGGATCGAGCTGAGGCGGTTCCTGATTCTTGCGGGCAGGGGCGACCTGGAGCTCAGGAACATCTGCGTGACCAAGCCTCTCGAGAAGTGCCACGCGTTCAGGTCTCTGGCTCTTGCCTATTGGGATGCGGCCCACCGGCAGCGCAGCGACCGGTTCGGCGAGCGAGCCAGGGAGTGGGAGAGACAAGCGGCGTGGGCGTGGACGGCGCTGCTGGATACCGGCATTGGCATAGTCGAGAGACCTGTTGATAAGGCTGGCCGGCCGGTCGTGGAGCTGGCGCCGATGGAGATGCCAGCCGCGACTTATTGGGTCAGGATTGCGTGGGTAGATGAAGGCGGACAGGAGGGGGCGGCCAGCGAGGCGGTGATCGTGAATGTCGGCGAGAACCAAGGTCTGGTGGTGATGCCGGGAGCGGCGCCAGCAGGGATCAGCGGCTGGCATGTGTATCTGGGTTTTGAGGCTGAAGCGCTGCGGCGGCAAAATTCGGCGCCGATACCGATCGGACAGAGCTGGCGGCAGTCGTCGGCGGGATTACTGGAAGGGCCGCGACCGAGCGAGGGTCAAGCACCGGACTATTACCTGAGGCGAGGCGGACTTCTATTCCAAGAGGGGAATGAGGGCTTCGGGATAGCAAGCCTGCTGCTGAGGGGCTGAGGCGAAGGAGTCACAGGATGGCGGCTGTGGGGAACCAGGCGACGAAGCGGGCCGTGGAGATTCTCTCCGGTGGAGGGAGACTCGCTGCGGAGGCGTCGAGAATTGCGGCAAGAGACGGGATCGAGCTGCCCTCGCTCGAGGCCGAACAGGTGCGGTTCCAGAACGTGAGCAGCGAGATCGCTGAGAGAAGCCTTCAGGTCCGGTACCCCGGACTTTACGTTTATTGCGAAGGTCTAGCGAATCAGGGAAGAGAGAAGTTTCGGAACTTTTCGGGAAAGGTTTACATGGTCGCTGAAATCCGGGTCACTCACGATCATCTCGAGGGTGTGACGGATCAATTGATGAGTTATGTGGAGGCGATTACGAACGTGCTGGAAGGCAGCCGCGGCGCATGGGCGGAGGGTTTGTATTACGCGGGGGGATACAAGGTAGAATTTGGGGCGATCAAGCCGGGCGGGAAGAATTTTCTGCAGGCGGCGAAGATCAGGTTCGAGCTGGACGCGAGCACGGACTAGGCGAAGGGACGGCGGGGAGGAAAGATAGAAGGAGCTATCAAGAATGGCCAGGTACGTATTGTCGAACGCGAATCGTTGGTACGTGGCGCTGGAGCAGAAGTACGGGGAAGTGGCCAGCGTCAGCGCGGGAAACCGCATTCCTGCTGTGAGGATGGCGGTACGACAGCAGTGGGAGCGACGGGAACGACGGGACAAGACGGGCAGCCGGACGTTCGGGGGCTGGCCGGCAGGGTTGAGGAAGCGGACAAGTTTCACGCTGCGGACTTACATGACAGGCTGGAGGGAGCAGGACCGGGAACCCTCGTACGGACCGTTGTTCCAAGCGGCGCTAGGCGGGAGACCTGAGCTGTTCACGGGAGGCGCCATCACGGCGGGGAGCACGGAGACGATGATCCGTTTTGCTCAGCCGCATGGGTTGGCGCCCGGGCAGGGCGTCAGGATTGGCAACGAACTGCGGTTTGTGGGTGCGGTCGTGGACGGGTGGACAGTGGTCTTGAACGCACCTTTGAGCAGGGTCCCGGAGCAGGGGGCGATGGCGGGGCCTGCGGTGAGTTACCGGCCGGCGCTCGAACTGCCCAGCGTCAGCATTTTCGATTACTGGACGCCGGTGACGGCGGTGCAGCGGGTGGTCTGCGGGGCTTCTGTGAACGTAATGAGGATTCGGATCAACGCTGACTATCACGAGTTCGAGTTCAGCGGCGCGGCTCGCGACGTGATTGATAGCGTGAGCTTCACAAGCGGGCAGGGTGGGTTGACAGCGTTCCCCGAGGAGCCCGCGCTAGGGGAGTTCGACTACACGTTGGTGCCCGGAAATGTAGGGCAGGCGTGGCTGGGAGCACCGGCGCAGCGGTTTTGCACGATTACAGAGGCCGAAGTTGTGATGGAGAACGACTTGGAGCTGCGCGATCGGGAGTTTGGTTGCGAGGGACCACAAGGGGTGTGGCCTGGGGTTCGCTCGGTGACGCTGGATCTGGAGCTGTATGAGCTCGACGACGAGGGAACGAAGATTTTGTACCAGGCTGCGCGGCAGCGATCACCGATCGGGGTGACGTTCCAACTCGGCGCTTTGCCGGGGCAGCTCTTTGCGGTCTATCTACCCGGCCTGGTACCGGAGGTTCCTGAGTTTGACGACTCTGAGAACCGGCTGCGGTGGAGGTTCTCCGGATCTCGAGCGCAGGGAACTGTAGACGACGAAATCTATATTGCGTTCGCGTAACAGTGAGGCTTTATGGACTATCAAAGCGTGAAGGTAATCGAGTCGCGGGTTTTCCCCGGGGTGCGACTGAAGATCCGGCGAGTTTCTTTCGGAAGGCGGATCGAATTGCTCAAGCAGGTAAGCGAGCTGGCAGCGAAAGTTGAATATTTGCGGGCGGGAGAGGATGAGCGCGAGAAGCTCGAGGCCGGTCTACTAGCGGGCCAGGTAGACCGTATCTATCTGCTCTGGGGCCTGGCCGAGGTGGAAGGTCTAAATATAGACGGGGAACCGGCTACTCCGGAGACGCTTGTGGACAGGGGACCGGAGGAGTTGTGCGGGGAGGCTTTGCGAGCCATCAAGGCGGAATTCGGTCTCAACGAGGAAGAGGAAAAAAACTGATTCTCGCCTTCCACTTTCAGATGGAATCCCAGGCCGGGTGGAAGTGCGAAGAGTGCAGGAGGAATGGCCTGGAGGACAGCCGTGGGTGCGCGTGGAAAGGAGCGAGAGGTAGCGATCGGGTGGTGTGGGTGAGCAGAGGGGTGGCCTCGCGCTACTGTCCGCGGTCGGTCCTGACGGGAGAAAGTCTGGCTTTGGTAGAGGCGTACTGGGCTTGGAAAAAAATCGGCGGTGCGCGATTCGACGAGATGGATGCGCGACAAGTACATGCGTTTCTGGTACTCGAGCGGGAGCTGAGGAAGCTGAGCGAGGAGGTGTGACGGATGGGCGTGTTGTTGCAATTTCGGGTAGGTTCAGACGGTCCGGACAACAGGCAGGAAGTGCTTGCAGGTGTGAGTCGCGAGCTCTGGCCGCCGGCAGCAGAGGGGTTCGAAGGCGTCGTGCGGGAGTTGTCGTTTCAGATGGAGCGGCTGCGGATGGCCAGCGAGACGCAGACGGAGGCTACGAGCGAGAACACCGCGGCTATCGTGCAAAACACGCTGGCGCAGGGCAGTCGGGGTGAAAGTGGCGTGGCCAAGGTTGGCGGGACCCTTGCGCGTGTCTTCGGCAGCGCGCTGGGGCTATCGCCGCTGATCAGCGGGCTACTAGGTTTGTTCAAGGGGGATGAGCCGGAGCCGCCCCCACCCCTGGTGAAGTACATATCGCCTCCGCCTGTGCACGTGGAAGGCTGGATCCGGCGGGCCTCTGAGGAGGATGAGTGGAGCGAGTTGGTCAGCCGCCCGGATTGGGGCACCTGGCCGGGCGTGAAATCAGACCGTGAAACACGAACTGCGCCGATTGAGGTGACGGTGCAGGTGCAGGCAATCGATAGCCGATCCTTCCTGGATCATAGCTGGGAGATCGCGCAGGCGGTGCGCGAAGCGATGCTGCAATCGCACGCGTTGAATGACGTGGTCAACGAGTTATGAATTTCCCCAAATTAAAGACGGGAGCTGTCGGCCAGTATCCCAGCGCGAGGCGGGTGGAGTATCGGACGGAAGTACTACGTTTTGTTGATGGCACGGAGCAGCGGTATCGCCTGATTGGAAGGCCGCTGCGGAGGTGGAGGTTGCATTTTTCCAGCATTGACGATGAGGAAACACAGCGACTCGCGGAATTCTTCGAAGTCCAGCAAGGAGCGTTCGGGAGCTTTGTTTTCGAGGATCCGTGGGACGGGAAGTCTTATTCGGATTGCAGCATAGCGGCGGACGAATTGCAAACGGTGCTTGAAAAAGAGGGACGGCACCGGGCGTGGGTCGAGCTGAAGGAGAACAAGAGCTAAGATGCCATATTTTCCCCAGCTTTCCAGCGGCGCGAGGGCACAATTTCCTCTCGTGCGAAGCGTGAGGCGGAGAACGACGAAATGCGAACTGACGGACGGGCTGGAGTGGAAGGTGGCTGATCCGGGCCTGCGGGAGCGGGAGTGGGTTCTGGAGTTTCGGGGATTGAGCGAGGAGGAGTGGCGAGCGCTGGAGGGGCTTTTTCACGAAGTGGAGGGCAGGAGAGGGACGTTCGGTTTTGTGGATCCTACGGATAACCTGCTGGTATGGAGCGAGGAACTTAGTCGGGAGGCGTGGTACAAGGATCCTTATCTGGAGCTGTTAGAGGGGGTGCCCGATCCCAGGGGAGGCACACGGGCGGCGAGACTTCGCAACAGCGGCGAGGCGACGCAAAGGATCGAACAAAGTCTAGAAATTCCGTCCTGGTATCAATACTGCTTCAGCGTGTGGCTGAAAGGCGATCCTTGGAGTGAGGTGACATTATTTGCCAGAACGGGGACGGCCGGTGAGGCACGGACAATCAGAGTGTCCGGGTCATGGCAGCGGGCGTGCCTGCCGGTGAAGCTGGGAAGTGCCGAGGAGCTAGTAAAGTTCGGGCTAGAGCTGGACCCGGGCAGGAGCGTTGACGTTTACGGCATGCAGGTTGACGCACAGCCAGGTCCTTCGCCTTACAAGCAGACCAAGGCGCAAGGCGGCGTCTACACGGAAGCCAGGTTCGGTGATGATGCGCTCGAGGTCGTGGCAGAGGGCCCCGGGAGTTTTGGCTGTCGGGTCAGGGTAGTGGCAGCGAGGTAGCAGGGAAGGCGGAGATGGGGACGATCGCGGAGCTCAAAGAACAGAGTGTGACGGAAACCCCTCTGTTGCTTTTTGAGTGCCGGTTTGCGGATGGCGCGGTGGAGAGGTGGAGCACGCATCAGGTGGTCTATGAGGGAGAGGAATACGAGGCGCGCGTACTGGCCCATCGAGTTTTTGAGATTCGTTCTGCGCCGGAGGAGGGGATAGACGCCACAGCGAAGGTGACCGTGATTCTGGCCAACGCGGATTCGAAGTGCTCGCAAATCGAGCGTGCGCGGGGCTGGAAAGGGAGTCGGCTAAGGGTTCGATTCTTGTTTTATGACCTCAAGCGGGGGGAGGCCGTTTCCGAGAGCAAGACTGTCTTCCAGGGGGTGGTGAACGCGCCGGAAGAGCTGACCGAGACGCGATGCCGTTTGACGGCCACGAATAGTTTGAGCCTGCAAAGAGTCTGGCTGCCGGATGTTCGGGTGCAGCGCCGGTGTCCCTGGAAATTTCCGAGGACGGCGGAAGAGCGCCGAGAGGCAATTGACGGTGGGACGAGGGGTGAATACTCGCCGTTTTTCCGGTGTGGCTACTCGGCTGACCAGCCGGAAGGCGTGGGCAACCTGGACGGCGAGGCTCCTTTTGTGAGCTGTGACGGGACGAGGCTTCAGTGCGAACAGCGCGGGATGTTCGATCGGGACTCGCGCGGGAATCCGACGCGTCGCTTCGGGGGCATCGAGTTTGTTCCGCCGACGACGATCGTGCGCAGCCACGGGGAACGGGGCCGTCACCTTTCCGAGGCGCTGGAAAACGAAGCCCGTTACAACGATTTCGTTCCGCTCATTTACGGGACTGCGTGGACGACGCCGCTGATCGTGTTTGCCCGTAACGACGGCAATTTGACGCACATAGAAGCGCTGCTCGGGATGGGAGAGATCGAGCGGGTGCTCAAGGTGCTGGTGAATGACGTCGAAGTGCCGGCAGGGCAGGCTGACAGGGATATGACGTCCACGGGGTGGTACAACGTCGTCAGTTTGGGAAACCGCACTGGGGACTTCAATCTGGATTTCACGGACGGAGAGGGTCGCCCGCTGGGGGATTGTTACGGCAGTATGGCGTACCTTTCCGTGGTGGTCCCGAACCGGTTGAGCGATGGTCGTTCCCTGCCGCGTCTGCGTGCGCTGGTGGAAGGCATGAAGCTGGCGCGGTACGATGCGGACGGGACCTTCCTCGGCAAGAGCTTTACGAACAATCCTGCGTGGGTCATTCTCGATATTCTCCGGCGCTGCGGCTGGGAGTTAGACCAGATCGATCTGGCAAGTTTTGCGAGGACAGCCAGTTATTGCGAGGAGCTGATCCCGGCGCATGACATTTTCGGCAATCCGGTGCAAGTGCCGCGCTTCCAGTGCAACTTAGTGCTGAAAAAGAGGGCCAGCGCTGCGGAAATCATCCGTGGCATCCGGATGGGCGCCAGGCTTTATCTCACCTATGGCAAAGACGGCCGATTGGAGCTGAACTGCGAGAACACTCTTGCCTTACAGCAACCAGAGAAGCCGGAGGGGAGCAACAGTCGTGAGCCACTGAGTGGTGGCTGGCCGGCCTATGAATTCGGGGATGGTACGGACGGCTTTTCGGGAATCCTGCGGCGGGCCAATGGTGAGCCGGCGGTTCGCGTGTGGTCGCGGAGCACTGCGGAGACGCCGAACCGGTACTCGGTGGAGTTCCAGGATGCATTCAATGAGTACCAGCAGGACAGTGTGTCGTTGGTTGATGTAGATGACGTCTTGCGGACGGGTCAGGAGGTCTGCGCGACGCTGCCGGCACTTGGCATTGCCAACCTCGACCAGGCGTTGCGCGTGGTCAAGTTCTACCTGGACAAGTCCATTGAGGGAAACACGTACATTGAATTCGAGACGAGCGTGAAGGGATTCGGGCTGCGACCCGGCGATTTGATCACGGTGACTTATCTGAGGGAAGGCTTCCAGCGGACGCCGTTTCGAGTCCTGAAGGTGGTTCCGGGGACGAATTTCGGCCGGGCGCAGATAACGGCGCAGATACACAAGGATGAATGGTACCGGGACGACAATTTACGGAGCAGAGAAGGGAGCCGCCGAGTCTGGGGTGGGCAGCCTGGGGGGCTGCCGAGGCCCCTCGCAGGAGTGGCAGTCAACGGCGACGGGCTTTCCGAGCTGGGCATCGCAGAGCGGTATAGCGAGGAAGCGGAGGGGCGTGGCGAGATCAGTTTGGCTGTAAGTTTTACTCCACCGCGGGTGCCGGAAGTTTCCAGGGCAGAGCGCCCGATCGTGAGCCTGACCGCGCAGGTGGAGGCGGAAGGGGGTCGGCTGCGTGGGGGCCAGGTGCTTTATTACGCCGTGAGCGGCGTGGACGAAACCGGGGCGGAGGGACCGCTTTCGTTCGTGGTGCCCGTTGCGATACCGGGGGTGACGGAAACTAACGAAGTGACTCTAACCGGCTTGCGGTTTTCGCAGGGGACAGTTGGATTTCACGTCTATCGGGGACCGTCTCCCGCGACATTGTGGCGGATCGCCGAGAACCAGCAAATCGCGACGAGCTTCACTGACGAGGGAAGGGAGTACAGCACGATTGCGCCTCCGGACGAAAATTTCGATCGTGCGAATTTTTACTGGCGACTGGAGCTGCAACCGGAGTACTCGGCCAACATATTTGGCCCGGATCGAATCGGCAACACAGAGGGGCGGATGCCGCCGGATGGCTACCAGGGGATGGTCGTCCGGATCACGCGGGGGAAAGGCGCGGGCCAGGAGAGGAGAGTAGTTGCAAACGACGCGACCACATTGATCGTGGAACCTCAATGGCTTGTAACGCCGGACCACACCAGTTACTTCGTGGTCGCGGAAGCGGGATGGCACCTTGGGGCAACGGGTCGGAGCAGTCCCGTTGAGTTCGTTGTTCCGGGCCGGATTGGGGCGACGGTTCATGTGTTGGGGCGCGCGGCGAATGCGCGGGGTGAGGAGTGCGCCGCCGAGATCTCACCATTCGGCCGGTGGCGACTGGGTTCGGGCGAGGTTCCATGGGACACGGGAGCTGCGGGGAAGCCGAGCTTCGGTCTGGCAGGAAAAGGGGAGGGTATCGTAGAGCTGGTCGGCGTTGCGTTTGATCAGCTCTTGAATACACGGAGCGTTCAGGGCGCCACTCTAACAATGCACTACTGGAATGAGCTCGAAAGTCCGACGCCTTACTATCTGGGGCAAGCGGCGGCGATAGACGGCGAGGACCTCCTTCTTGGATCCGAGGGCATCGGTTCGCCGGGAGACTACGTTCAAGTGGAGCAGGAGCTATGCCGGGTGGTAGAAGTCCGGGAAGGGGGCACGTTGTACGTAGTGGAGCGCGGCGTGCTGGGCAGTCAGCGATCGGAGCACCCGGCAGGGACGCCGATTTACCACCTCAAGCGGAAGGTTTACGTGGTACCTTTTGTCCGGGACTTTTTCGGCAGCCGGGCCAGCGGCAGCTACGCTTATCCGATTTACCTGCCGGACGCAAGGATTGCTGCCGCCGAGCTTTATGTGACGAACGCGCATGGGCAAAGTGAGACCTCATGTTTGTGCCTCACCAACACAGAGGATGAAGGTTTGCGGACGCTATCGGGGGGACAGATTTCCCTTCAGGTTGAAGGATTCCTGGGGATTCAAGCCGAAGCCGTGCCTCCCTTCGTGGTGGACGAGACACATAGCGTCCGCGATATTTTTGCTGTGGTGCGGGAGCCATCGGAGGGAGGTCCGATCGAGCTTCGGGTGAAACATGACGGGCAGGTCTACTGCGAGCTGCGTATCCAGTCAGGGGACAGCGTTTCCAATACGGTGAAGGGGTTCGGCCTGCCGCCCTTACGTGCAGGCGCCACGCTTGGGCTGGACATAGTTTCTGTGGGGCAAGAGCGCCCTGGAGCAGACCTCACGGTCACCATAAGGCTTTGAGAGCGGCAGATGAGATTGGAGAAGCTGCGCCCCGACCAAGATCTGCAATGCTACTTCGAGCGTCCCACGGCAGTAGCGGCGCTGAGCGGCGCAAGTGCGAGCGGTTTTACGGTGTCGGGGTGTTTTCGGCAGCAATTCGATTGGGCGGTGGTTGAGTGGAACCGGGATAACGTATTTGAGCATCCCGCTTTCCGGTGTTTGCCAGACGGGGATCTAAGCGGGCTGGTTTTAAGCTATGAGGAAACGCGGGAGAATTGCATTCCGATTGATTCGGATCTGTACCCGACGATTGATTGGCCGTTTTTGAGAATCTGGACTGAGGAAAGCGGGGGGCAAGGGTTCTACCGGGTGCGACTGAAGGATTATGCTGAGCCGGTGGAAGGAACGTACAAGCCGGCGGAGGCAGAGTTTGAGTTGCGGGGGACTGTAACAGCTGGCGATTACGTGGGTTTGGCTTGGTTGTGGGAGCATCACACGTACCAGGTGCTGGAGGGGGATACTCTCGAGAGTATCGTCGCCCGGCTTGCGGAGAGCGTGAACGCCTTTTCGAACGCGATGCGGGCGGTGGCAAGTGGAAACAAGATCCGGCTCATTTACGTTGGTCCAGGTCAGACCCTGGAGACGAGCCAGAGTGGCGCCAACGGGAACCGTATGGGGGCGTATGGCTTTGTGGCAGGAGCACGAACAGAATACTGGGAGCCTTGGTACTTGCAGTTTGCGGGCGGAAGCTCACCGAGGAAATGGCGGATCACGCTCGACTTTGGAAACCTTCGTGACGAGCTGGGCCGGAGTGTGCCGACGACGGCGGTCCGCAAGATGCGGTGGACGTATGCGGCTGATCTCCAGCATGGGCGGTTCACGCCTTGCGAGTTCCGGGTGGAGGTAAGCAACTGGGAGGTGAGGGGAACGGGGAGGGCTCTACGGGTGGCTGGCCTCGGGAGCCGAAGGATCGAGGATGACGCCAAGGAGGTCGAGTACAGCGGGGAGTGGCTTTCGGCGAAGGGTAACTTTTCGGGCGGTTCGGTGCGATATACGGCGCAAAGGGGCGCCGAATTGAGATGTCGCTACGAGTTAACCATACCCCATGAGCTGTATCTTGGTGTCCGGCGGGCGGATAACAGCCCGGTGATCGAGGTCGAAGTTGACGGCAGGTTGTACACCAGTGCGGCTCTCCGCATCCCCGGGGAAGACGTGCTTGTCAGGCTGCCGGTGGGGCAGTTGGATGCAGGGGCTCACATTGTGTGTGTGAGGCACGCGGGCCCGGACGGTGCAGTCTTTTATTTTGATTTTCTGGAGGCAGCGGTGCCCAGCGATGAGCTGCCGACGTTTCCCACGGAGAGCTGGCTGGGACTGGCTACCGACTGGGACACCGACCATTCAATGGCTCTCGCACCCGAGAGGACGGCGGAGATGATCAAGCGTCTCGGCATGGGCGGGCGGGTCAACCATTATGTCGGCGCCCTTTGGTTTTACGAGATCGAGCCGGCAGGATATGAGTATGCAAGCGCAACCATACGATTTGTGGGGACGCCGCGATTCAGTGGGATTACCGAGTTGCGGATCGGGCGCGCCGGGCAGCCTCCCGAAAGCGATACCGTGATTCAACATCTGAATTTGATCGGGGACACAGCCGAGACGATTGCGAAGGCTTTCGAGCTGGAGATCAATCGCGGTTATACTGCGATTCGGGCTGAGGCCGAGGGGGATGTGCTTAGGATTTACGCGCGGGCCATAGGGGCATCAGGCAACGAGATTACTCTAACCGGAAGCCCGACTGAAGGCGAATTCCGTGTTGAGATCAGCGGAACGAGACTGAGCGGCGGGACGGACGGATACTGGCGTACTGCTCTCGATGCAATGCCGCGGTTGAACCGAGCAGCACGGGACTGGCATCGGAGTTTTTTTCAACGGCTTAACGAGCTGGGGCTGGAGGCCGTGGCTGCCCTGAGCATGGAGTTGCAACACGGCGACCCTTCGGAAGAGGCGGGCATTGCGCAGCGGTATCCTGACGGGAGCCCCGTGCTGCTCGACACACCGGCCCTCCAGACGAATTTCTCCAATCGCAGCCTGGGCTTTTGGCGGCAGGTGTATTTGGAGCTGGCCAAGCTCATGAGGGAAGCGGGCCTGGCCCCATACCTGCAGTTCGGGGAGGTGCAGTGGTGGTACTTTCCGAACGCGAGCGGCATGGCCTATTATGACGACGCCACCCGGGAACGGTTCCGCGCAGTTTACGGGCGGGATCCGGCGATCATTCGGAACAACGATACCGACCCTGAGGCGTATCCAGAAGAAGCTGCATTTTTGGCCAGTCTTCTCGGGCGTTTCACTGAAGAGGTTGCCAGCTACGTACGTCAGGAAGTGCCGGAATGTCGTTTCGAAGTTCTGTACCCAGCCGATGTGAACGCGCCACGCTTCAATCACGCGGTGAATCTGCCTACCACTTATTGGAACAGTTTCAAGCTTGACAGTTTCAAGACGGAAAATTTCACTTATACTATGGGCCGCGATCTCAACAAGGCACGCCAAGGGTTACAGACCTCTCGCCAACTTGGCTTTCCTGCGCATTCGCGGTTTCACCTGGTGGGAGTGAGCGATGCGACGGCGCCGTGGCTCAAGGAAGCCAGGCTGGCCCGGACGGACGGTGTGGGGCAAGTGGTTTTGTTT